GGTTTCTCACGTTCCATGAGGCTATCCATGGGAATCTTTCTGAAGGAATAGAACCTATGGCCCGTGACACTTCGTGCGGATTTGGTCTCTCTCGGTTCTTCCGAGACAAAGAGGGCCTGTTCTCTAAGGCCCCCGAGCTCGCGGTAGCCCTCTGCGAGCATGACTGGGAGAATACCTTGAACCCCAGTCAGATTGAAGTTTGGTTCAAGAAGGGTTCGTTGAAAGACGAACTCCGGAAGTTGGAGAAAGTCCTGTCTAAGTCCACGCGTGTCTTCACCGCGAATTCCTTCGTCTACACAGTGAGTGAGAGGAGGCAATTTGGACATATTAGTGCTAAGTTCTTTAGCGCTGCCCGAACGCACAAGTTCTTTGGTGCAATCGGAGAGGACTACTACAATGGAGGATGGGAGCAGATGTTGCGTTGGTTCACCAACAACTACACGCTCATGCGCATTTTTGATACGGACGTCAAAGCGTGGGACAAAGACCACGAGATCTTTTGGCGTATTCTCAATGTGCAATTGTATATCCGTTTGTGTGCTGACCCCTATGCACGCGACGTGATGTACTACCACCTCTTCCGCTGTCTGCTGACCTTGACGGTGGCCGGATCTCTCGGCCACCTCTTGCAGACGAACGTCGGCTACGACTCCGGTAGCGGCGACACCCCCCTGAACAACTGCTTCAGCAACCTGCGCGTCCATGTAGTGAACTTCAAGAACCTCTGCAAGAAGCTCGACATCTCCTTCGATCCTGAAACCTTCGCTAAGCACTATAGAGTGAAGATTTGTGGAGATGACAATGGATGCGCGGTGCACGAGTCATGGCCCTTGTCCCTAGATGATATCGTGCGTGTGTATGCTCAATTTGGATGGAGAGCGCTCCCCAATGGTACACACAACGGCCCCACCCCTTTGGCGGACTTTGAGTTCGCTGGTCGTAAGTCTGTTTACGTCTCAGGCTTTGACCAGTGGTGGCCGGTCATCCCCATCGCGCGCATTTTGGCCATCCTGCAGTACTCACGAGATACCAGTCCCGAGGTGAGACTGCAGCGCGCGGAGGCCGCTGCCCTCATGGCGTTCCCATACCTGTGGAGGAATGGGAGTGAGGAGCAGCGCTGGAGTGCCTGGCTCCAGCGGTTCTACTATCATTTGGTTGCGGAGGCCCGCACTCGCAACCCCGATCTATCCTGGAAGTCTATGTCAACGATGGCTACGTTGTACTCCGGTCGATTGGTAGAACCAGTGATCCTACGAGAGGCGATGGTGGTGGTCGTCTCAAACCTGCCCGAGAAATACCAACACCACCTCTTCAAACACCTCTAAGAAGACCGAGGTCAAACTGGTCTTTCCTGCCGCGCCGCGCAAAGGGCGCAGTGCTAAGCAGACCAATGCTAAGCACAAGCAGAACAAAGGAGGTTCACATGTTGCGGACAAAGCTCGTCGCAACAACGGGAGAAATGCCAAGGGTTTCGCCAACCCCTCCCCTCAACAGGTATACGCCAAACGCGAAGTGGAAACCAATTGGGAGAATAGCGAACTTGCTACCTCCGTTGGAATCCAAATTACCCCTACGACTGCTGTAGGTGACATCTTGTTCCAGACCCCGCTCAGAGTCGATGCCTACCCAGGGAGCCTTCTTGAAAGACAGATGGTTCAATGGGAACGGTGGAGGATGAAGGAGTGGGGATTCTCTTTTGGAACCCTGAAGTCCAAGATGGAGGCTGGAGCCATCATCGCGTTTTGGGAACCTGACCCAAAGATTGTGCACGAGTCGTCCCCTCAGTTGGCGACCTACGCCTTTGCACACACAAACAAGTTGAAGATCAGCTCTTTTGAAAACCGAGTCTTCACCATCAAACCCACTCCAGGAGACAGGCTCGAGAGATACTGTCTTTCCAAGGGTTCTGATGAGCGCATCACCAGCTACGGAACGTTCTACGTAGTGTACCTCGGAGGTGTGCGCGGGTTGACTGCCACGGACCAGTTCTGGACCCTAGAGCACCATCAGACCATTGACTGGATGATGAGGGACATGGACCCGGCAGGGACAACCAACATGCAGAACGAGGGTGTTGCTATGACGCCCCCGGTAGACGATCTGCTCAAGGGGATGACTTTCACCCCTGGCGGGGTTCAGCCCGTGTTGGATACTGATGGCACTGAGACCAGAATCCAATTCAACCCCGCTGCCGTAGGTTCGGCAAACAACATCTTGATAACGGTAGTTACTACACTTTCCAGCTTGGCTGGGGTGCAAATACCGTTCGAGACACAATCGCTCATTCAAGGAGTGGTGCATGAAGCAAACGAAGCAATGGACGACATCGATCCAGAAGCTGTGGGTGAACTGGTCTCTCAGTACATCTGCGGTGGCAGCCAAATCTGTCGCATCGCCCTCAAGGGTGCAACAGCCGCTGTCGCGTCCTTTGCAGTTGCCAAGGTCAAAGCTTACATCAGCACACTCCCCGGAGACATCATCTCCCTGCGCCAACCCGAGATTGCTCGCTACCAGCCGCCCATTGTGGCTGAGATAGCGAGTCGAACACTGAGTCGCAAGCAGCTTTCTGTCAACCGGCTTACCGCGGTCAAGACTGAAGTCTGCTCCCTGCTCTATGACCAGATCGACGTGGAGTCTCTCCTCACGGCGCTTCCGAATGATAAGACCAATGAGAACATGACTTCCTACATGGCCGAC